CCGGCTTAGGCCCGAGCATGATAGGTGAGGATGAGATTTGGTAATCTCTGAATCTGGACTCAGAAGAATGGGCATAGGGTGTTTTAGTTCCCCACGCTCAGTATTCCCTCCAAAGGTCAGTTCCCTACCAGGCACCTGAGCGAATAGTAGCTCAGCGAAAGCAAAACAACATAAACCAAACATATGGTAAAACATTCAACAAAAAATATCAAAAACCTTAAAGATTATAAGACAACCCCGCAAGGGTATAAATTGCAGGATGGGCCTATCCTTAAAAGGTTCCGGAGTTCCTTGGTGAACGTTTCCAAGCTTTGCAGCTCCCAGATGCTTACTAATGCAATGTGCGCATGTGTTTTTAATACATACGACCAGAACAAAAGCCACAGAGGTGAAGCCTCCGCAATCAAGATCGCGAAGGACCACTTTAACTGTGTGGTTAAAATTGTTTCTGGCGATAGATCGACTAGTGCTCACTGGGGACACTTAGATAGGTATGGCATACCAAAGGTCTTACGACCTCTGAGACGACATATTCTATCCAAGCACCCAGGAGATATAAGAGCTTTACTGACTCTTCTATCACACTATCGAGCAATGCAGTCCCCAGGCGAAATAGACCTCTCCCCTATAACTAAAGGAGGGGTCGAAATCGACTGAAGGACCGCCTCTCGAGTAGCTTCTTTCGCCCCGAAATTTCTAGGGAGATTGAAACTATCCTCGATCCACCAGCCTTCACTGTGCTATACCACTAAGGCAGGACCGAATGGTCCAGGCCTCCTAACTGCTTGAGATGACCTCGCTTCTTTAAAGAAGGACCCGTCTGTTCTAAGGAACTTATGAGTCTATCTTTCCAGATTCAAGGATAATCCCTTGCAAGAAGGTGAACTCAGTCTTATCGCCAATATCCTAGCTACTTTTGACTCCATCCCAATACCTGTTTCCAAACAGGTGTACCACTCACGCCTCTCTGTAAAGAGAGAATATGGGGGGAAAGATAGAGTATTTGCTATTAGTGACTATTATAGTAAGATGGCGTTAAAACCATTTCACGATAAGGTCGCTAATATTCTCCGGGGAATACCCGAAGATTACACTTTTGATCAGGATCGGGCAGCGGCGTGAATAAAGAGAATGCAAAAAGAAGGGGTTTCCCTCTTTTCGTACGATCTTACTAACGCTACTGACAGATTCCCGATCTCAGTGCAGCAAATGGTAGTTTGGAGACTAACGAAAGATAGAGTATTTAGTGATAATTGGAGGAGCCTCGTCTCTGACCGCAGTTTTACGTTTCAACGACGATCATACCGTTACGAAGTTGGACAACCCATGGGTTTTTATTCCTCATGGCCAGTCTTCGCGCTCACTCACCACTGTGTGGTAAGAGAAGCGGCAAAGCGCTCTGGGGTCAGAAACCCCCGTTACGCCTTGCTTGGTGACGATATTGTCGTTGAAGATCGTATTGCCGCGGCTTACAGAAATCTTCTAAGCGAATTCGGTGTAGACATCTCTGAGGGTAAATCTCTCAAAGGTGAATGAACTGAGTTTGCCAAAAGAATTTTTGTAAGAGGAGATGAAGTCACCCCTCTACCCGCTAGGTTGATCAAACAAAGTCTTACGGACCCTTTAGTCCTTGGGGCTTTGATGGATCACTGGTTAAGGCATCCGTCTATATCTCGGTCCTGAGAGGACCAATTCCGCTCTCTCTTCGCGGCATTGGCGTTAAAGGACCACCAACGACGGAAGTATGATACTGCTGCTATGTCTCTTTCTCTTTGAATGTTACTTCAAAAAGAGGAGCGAGAGACCTCCCTGGCCAGCCTCGCGACTGACCCACTTGAGTCGCTTCTGGATTCGCACCCAGAAGGTAGGAACGGGGGTAAGTATTTGACTCTCAGCTCGTTATCAGACCTCCTAAGAATCGAGGGATTTAAACCTCTTTTCCGGAGATATGTTAACCAGCACAAGTTCGAAAACTTGCTAGCAGCCATTTCAAAGCTTGCTGAGAATGCCCCTCGATACGAGGAACAACTCAGTAAGCTCTTAACCTCCTGCGAGAGCACAGGTTCTGCCGACAGTCACCCCGCTAGAGTAGTCTGACAAACCTACCTTCGAGACCTCCGCGATTTTACTACGGAGATCAAAGAGAGAGGTAAGTCGTTCAACTTTTACGGGAATGACGGCCAGTCGCCTCCTCGCCCGAAGACACCTAACTTAGACGTTTTAACCCGTCGAAGTAAAGTGGCACAGGGTCGAGTCGACATCCAAACTTACATCGAAGCCTTGCAATCGGCTGAAGAAAACGCTTGGATGGCCGAGTTCGCAGACGAAGCAGATGGTGACTCATTGAAGTATGACCGAGACAGTATTGAGATCGAAATCTCAAGACTACAAGATCTACTCGACAAGCACATTAGCAACGCCTAAAGGAGTCGTGAGATGGGAAAAGACACCTCGGAGCCACCCCAGGGGTTGCTACCCCCGG